GATTCCTTAACAACGGTTCGCGTTGACAAACGTATTAATAAAGTTCCAAGACACATGAAAGGGAGCTTTGTGCGTAGCGTAGTCGACGAGTTGAAACCTGAGTTTCCCTTTTCTCTCCTGGTTGATAATGCTGCGAATCGTGCAGCTATTAACCGGAAGGCTATGGATATTATGCGGTCACATAATATTCGTAACTGTGATATAGCGAAGTATGTACCTCTGGTTGTTGCATTTATGTTCGTTCCATCTGAAGCTGAACAAGAGCAGTTGGATATTGAAAATGCAGCAGCTAGTTTATTAGCTATTCGGCAGTACAACACCCGCCGTGTTGATAGAGATACATGGTGGAACCGCCTTGCTCCAACCTCCTTCCTTGGGAAGGAGAGAGGGCGGACGTCCATTGACCACTAGGGGTGCCCAGCCGGGGTATACGGAGTTGATGAATTGAGGAAGAAAATTCCCAACGTTGACTTAGGAATCCGTATATTCCGGAATGGGTGCCCTGTTCGCGTGCGTAAGATGACCTATCTGACCAGGGTGGCTGGGTCGAAGCACGTATTTTGTCATAACGCCTCTCTGCACAACGCTCAGTTGGCAGCTGCTTACCGTGTTTTGAGCGCGGAAGTAAGTGGGAAGATCGTACCAATTGGCAAAACCAGACCACCCCCAGGACACTCTCTAGCATTAGACCCTGCTTTGAACGCATTAAAGAAGACGCTACCCACGCTCGCCCCTATCGTGATGGAAGAATTTCCTAAACTGTATAGTGGCCAGAAGCGTAGTATCTACGAAAATGCTTTTAGAAGCTTAACGCTCAAATCGTTGACTCCAAAAGATGCGACCATCAAAGCATTTATTAAATACGAGAAGATGCTAAGTGATCCTGTAAAAGTGAAAATCCCCCGAATGATATCGCCTCCGTCCCCTAGGTTCCTGCTAGCGACTGGCTGCTACGTTAAAGCAGCGGAACATAGTATATATGAGGCAATAGATCAAATGTTTGGGTTTAAAGTTGTCACCAAAGGGCTGAATTACCAGCAAACTGGACAACTCTTCAATGACCATTGGAATGCAGTAGATGATGCNGTGGCTTTCGATGTAGATGTCGAGAAGATGGACCGATCGACATCAACAGAAATGTTAGCTTGGACCCACGAGCTACTTCTAGCGTGTTTTAGCACTGAAGAAGCCATAAAATTGAAGAGATTGTTGGACGAACAGTTAAAGGTAAG